TGAAACCGCCACCGCCGACTCCCCCGAGGTTGTCGACGCCGACTTCAGCAGCGACCTCGAACTCCTGCCTTCGGCTTCCGCCTCCCCCGAGGACGCTGAGTGAGCTCCCTGGCCTCCCTGCAGCGCCGCGTCGACAAGCTGACCGCCGCGGTCGCCGAGCGCCGCCTCCGCCGCGCCTCCCTCACCCAGCGCCCCACCAACCTCCCCGGGGTCGAGGACTGGCCAGCCTTCGCCCGCCGCACCTGGATCCGCACCTCGGGCAAGTTTGCCCGCTTCGACCCCTACGACTACCAGATCGATCTGATCGACCAGATCAATCGCTCCTCGAACGTGGTGGTCAACAAGTCCCGCCAGATGGGGGCCTCCGAGACCGTCGCCAACTACCTCGCCTGCCGCGCCGCCACCGAGCCCGGTTTCGCCGGCGTCGTCTTCTCCAAGACCCAGCAGGACGCCAGCGACCTGGGCCGTCGCGTCCGCGCCATGCTCAACAGCATCGACGGCCACACCTTCCGCTACACCACCGACTCCAACACGCTCGTCTCAATCGTCGGGGGCGGCGTCCTCTACTTCCTCCCCGGCTCTCCCCGGGCCGCCCGCGGCATCCCCTCTGGCTCCGTCCTCTGGATTGACGAAGCAGCCTTCGTGGACGGCGCCGCCGACATCTACCGCGGCGCGGCCCCCGTCCTCTCCATGCTCGGGGACGCCGCCAAAGTCATCGTCACCAGCACCCCAGACACGCTCCTCGACTTCTTCGGCGACCTCTGGCACCACAACCTCTCCCCCAGCTGGTACTCCTTCGTCGAGCGCCGCGACATCGACGGCCTCAACGCCCTCCTCCGAACGATCGACGACTCCTGGACCCGCGTCGCCATCCACTGGTCCCAGCACCCCATCTATGGCGCCGACACCGACTGGGCGCGTAAGACTCGTGAGTCTCGCCGCCTGACCCAAGCCGCCTGGCTCTCCGAGTACGAGCTCAGCTTCGGCACCACCGACACGCAGATCTACCCCACCGAGCTTGTCCGCCGCGCCGCCCGCGGCCACTGGCGTGAGTGTGGCACCATCTACCGCGACTACATAATTGGAATTGACCCAAATGCAGGAGGTCGCGACTACTTCGTAGCAATGGTCCTCGACATCACCGAGCCACCCCACGAGGTCGTCGCCATGTACCGCGCCAACGGCCGCAGCACCGACTACAGCCTCCGCCAGGTCAGCGAGCTCATCGAGAACTTCCAGCCCCGCCGCGTCATCGTCGAGCAGCAGGCCATGGGCAAAGTCATCGCCGAGGCCCTCCAAAACAACCTCCCCGAGTACGCCATCGAGCTGTTCAACACCACCCGCCCGGCCAAAGCCACCGCCACCGACCGCATCCTCTACCTCCTGGAGCGGGACGAGCTGATCTTCCCCGACGGCCCCATCACCACTGAGCTCCTCGCCTTCCAGCAACGCGACAACGGTGGCCGCGAAGCAGCGCCCGGACATCATGATGATGCCGTTATGGCCCTTGCTATTGCCTGCTCCTTGATCCCAGAAACCCCTCAGACCGCGGGCTTCTTCGCCAACATCTGAGGCGCTCCCACCGCCACTCAAGACAGAATCTGGGATCCGCCCACCTTCAGTCTGGATTTACCCCCCTCCAGTCTGGATTGACCCACCATCACCCTGGACTCACCCGCCTTCACCCTGGATCCACATACCTTCGTTCGCCGCACTCCTTAAGCTGGCCGTACTGCCCCCGAGGCCGAAGTGCCTGAGAGCGAAGTACGCGAAGAACTGAGAACTGACGGCGCCCTGCTCAATGTCCTGACGGGCATGGGTATGGCAACGCGAGATAAGACGTTAGCAACCTCTGTTCGCGCTCAATACCTCCTTCCCCGCCCTGATCTCGAAAATTTGTACATGAGCGGCATCCCGCGCCGCTATGTGGACTCCATCGCCGATGAGATGTTGCGCCATCTCGTCACCATTTCACTCGGCACGAACGAAGACCCCAAAACCGCCGAAATCATTCCTGCATTCGAGGAATACCTCAAGGTCTCTCAGTTCCACCGCCGCCTGATTGAAGTCATCAAGCTGCAGCGCCTTTACGGCGGCGCCGGCATGGTGATGCTGGTCGACGACGGCCTCGACGCCTCCGAGCCCGTGGACCCCAAGCGGATCCGCGCCGTCCGCGACTTCATCCCCTTCTCCCGCTGGGAGCTGATCCCGTACAACATCACGGCGGTCGACTACAGCAAGCCCGACATCTACCGCCTCACCACCTCCCAGCGGATCAACGAGCAGCAGTCGGCCAGCATCGTCTCGATCGACATCCACCACACCCGGGTGGCCCGCTTTGACGGCCTCTACCTGCCCTGGCAGCAGCGCATCAACAACCAAGGCTGGGGCCAGTCCGTCCTCCAACTGATCTGGGAGTCCTACAAGCGCTACGAGTCCGCCGTCAGCGGCCTGGAGACCCTCACCAGCGACGCGGACCTCTTCGTCCACAAGATGCCCGGCCTGTTCCAGCGAATCGCCGCCGGCAACGAATCCGACCTCCGCAAGCGGATGGAGGTCAACAACCTCAGCCGCTCCGTCTACGGCGGCATGGCCCTCGACAAGGAGGAAGAGGTCCAATTCATCAGCCGCAACCTCACCGGGGTCGCCACCGCCCTCGAACCCTTCATCAAGGACCTACAGGCCGTCACCGGCTGGCCCGCCTCCATCCTCATGGGCGACTCGCCCGGCGGCCTCGGCAAAGAGGGCCGCTTCGAAGAGCGCGTCTGGTCCTCCCTTGTCGAGCAGTGGCAAGAGGTCTACTGCCGTGACCCCATCACGCAGATCTTCAGCTACATCCTCGCCAGCCGCGAAGGCCCTACACGCGGAAAATTACCGGAATCCTGGAAAGTCCACTTCCCCTCGGTCTACACCGAGACCGCACTGGACAAAGCGCAGCTGCGCAGCCAGATGGCAACGGTGGACACCGCCTACGTCAACCTCGGGGTCCTCACTCCACTGGAAGTGCGCACCTCCCGCTTCGGCGGCACCGACTACTCCATCGAAACCACGCTGAACGAGGACACCACAACCCAGCTCGAAGCCAACCAGGAGCAGCAGTTCGCCACGCAGCAGGCCCAGGGTGAGGCCCAGATGCAAGCGCTGCAACAGCAGCAGATGCAGGGCGGTGATTTCGGTCCCGGTGCTCAGGGCATCGGAGCCGAAGGCTCCCCCGAGGACGGCAATGCAGAAAATGCATCACCCGACGCCGGATTCACCGAAGGGGGCCCCACTCCCGCGGAGATCCTCGGCGAAAACCAACCTGCCCCCGAGAGCGCCCCACCCCGCCGCCGCCGAGACAGCGCCCCGTCTTTCGCACGAGCTGGCGGCCTCCGCATCGAGGTGGTGACCGAGCTGCCCGGCGGCGTGGCTCACGGCTACCCGGTCGCCCCCGACGGCCAGCGCACCGACGCCCCCGAGCCCGTCACCACCTGGGGCGTGGTCATGGGCCCGGCCCGCCGGCCCAACACCCCCCTGCACCGGGCCCAGCTCGCGGTCAACGACTCCATCCAGGACGGCCCGGTGGTCACTGGCTTCACCACGACCCGGCAGGCCCTCCGCGCCGTCCGCCAGTTCCTCCCCACTCAGAATGTGGTTGGACTCAAGGAGCTCAGCCTCCCCGAGGTCGACGCCCTCTGCAATGCCTGGGAGGCATATCCATGAGCACCACCAACCTCCGAGCCGCAGCCTTCCTCGCAGAGCAGGCCCGCCTGGACTTCCGGCGCGGCGGCGCCTCCAAGGTCCAATGCCTTCCGCCCAACCGAGCCTGCGGCAACCGCTGCATCCCCCCGAACTGGGACTGCCGCCTCCGCGGCGAAGGCAACGACCCGCACCTCCGTGCTGCAGGCACCGGAGTCGATCCGGTCGCGGGCTTCGCCAACCTGCAGCGCGGCCTCACCAACATCGGCCGAGGCATTGCCAAGCTGAACTTCTCCGATGTTGAGAGCGGTCGTCGCTCGCTTGCACGGGGAACTGCAAAACTACATCCAGGAGACCTCAAGAAAAAAGAAGAAGCAAAGAAAGCTGTTTATAGCTACGGGATGTGGGTGCTCACCCCTGTTGTCATTGGCATAGGCGCAGCTCTCACCCACAAAGGACTCAAGGGCTTCAAGATCTACCGCAATGGTGTTGGCGCAGACATCGACAACACCTTCCGCGAAGTCACCGACAAGATCGCCCGCAACACCCCCTTCGGCATCGGTGAGGGCATCCGAGCCCGTGAAGCCGCCGGCCGCCGCGGTCTGGCATCTGTGCGTTCCACTGAGCTTGCGCAGAGGGAGACGCTGGGGCGCCGCACAGAAACCAGCACCACCTTCCTGCAGCGCACATCCGCACGCCGCAACCCGAAGGCAGGAGACGGCTCCGCAGCCATCAACAAGGCTCTGGAGGCGGCGAAGACCAACACCACCTCCGTCGACGAGTGGTACAACCGCTCCCTGAGCGCCTTCTGGGGTGTCAAGCGCTCTGGGGATCTCCAGAAGATCGCCGGTGACATCGGCGACGGCAGCCTCTACTCGATCGACTCCACCAACACCCTGCTGGCCCGCAGCCTGGGCCTCCGTGGCACAAACGGTCGCCCACTAGAACTTCCCGGGACCGACCTCACCGGAGAGTCCCGCCAGGTCCGCGCTCTGATCCGCTCCCGCATTGCAGCCGAGCGCGAGAACATCGCTGTCGGCATGCGCCAAGCCAGCCTCAACCCGAAGGATGCCGGTGAGGTGCAGGAATACCTTCGCCGGAACGCCTCCGAATGGCAAACCGGGGACGTCGACGTGGACAACGACCTGTCCAAGACAATCGTCAACACGATGACTGGCAACGACGATGCTCGGATGGCAGATGAGTTTTATCGGAACACAGTTAAGCAGTTTGATACATACTACAAGGACATCAATGATCTCGTCACCAATACACCAGGACTAACAACGCTGAACTCCAGGCAGCGTCAGTTGTACCAGGACGCCGTACGGGGTCACGCTAAATACCTGACCGGCACGATGGACTTCGACATGCCCATCGAAGGTTCAGGCTCCATAGCGCTTCTCAAAAAGGTTTATTACCGTCGTCGTGTAGTCGGCAAAACCGCCCGCTACGCCACGGTAACTCTGACCGACACCGAGCTAGCCACCGTCGCGCAGGAACTGGGCATTAACATCAAAAACCTCCGACCGTTCGCTCTGGAACGTGCCATTAACGAGCACTTCGAAGAGAAGTCCCGGAGCATGTGGGATTCCCCCCGAGCTCGGGTAAAGCCGAAGATCGTCGTGCGGCGCTACCAAGCACCGGCTACTGAAGCCCAACAGAAGCTGACGCAGAAAGAAATCAACACCCCCGAGGTCGGAGCCACTTCTCCTACACCCGAGACCACTGAACCGAAGCCCAACCGTCAATACAAAGCCAACATCAACCAAATTACAAACAGGTTGATTCGTGCTGGCTATACACCAGAAGAAGCCCGCATCAAGGCCGCCGAATACATCGCAGAACGCGAAGCTCGCCAAGCCACACGGGGTGACTCCGACGACTGGACCACCCGTGACGAGGCCCATTTCCAAACCTGGATTCACCTCGACAAGCGCTGCGGAAAATCTGGCATACCAGACAACCTCAAGTGCAACAAGCAGACGACCCCATCATCGTCATCGACCAACCCGTTCACTGGAAAAAAGTCCCAGGCCCCAACTGAGGCGGGCAACAACCAAGAGTCTGTTTTCAACCCCGAGAACGCTAAGAAAGCAGGTATTGGAGCAAGTGTAGTTGCCACTGCAGCTCTATTAGCAACAATAGGCATCAAGAAGGGACAAGTCACGCAATATCGCAAGAACGTCTCCCGCTCTGCCGTGGAAGCTGAGAAGCTATCGTTACAGCTCGAACGCACCATGAAAGAGCAGGCAGCATCTCGCCTCAAGAAAAAAGTGGAGGACGTTACGGGCTTCGAAGCATCCACCTATAACTTCAAAGACAAAGGCCACGATAGAGGCTTTTCCGGTATGGACAGCGAACCGGCCTGGTTTGGTCAAACAAAAAACAGCCGTGGCGCGGTTGTGATGCTCTCCTACGCCGACGACAATAAGTTTACAACCAGAGGTCAAGGTAGCTACAAGATGGTTGAAAACGGCGCGTTCAAACAAATTTGGGGTGACCGAGACATTCTTCCATACGCCAATAACATCTCCCAACCGAAAGGGCAGGATCTCGACGACGTTCAATTCAAAAACCGAGAGCAGTTCCTTGACAAAGTTGGCAGCATCGGCGGAAAGAAAGTACGCGATGTCACCAAAGGAGTCCTGAGCACAGCAGACCGCATCAAACAGTTCGACTATCTCCGTCAAAACGTCAACGAACGCGGATTCAACCCTGATGCCCTCCGAGCCGCCGCATTCGTCGCTGCGCAACGCCGCCTGACCGGAAAGCCCGTGGACATCATGTCCTACAGCAACGGCGGAAACGTCGCCACTGAAGCACTAGCGATCTTGCAGGAGATGGGCTACAGGGACGTCAAGGTCGTCAACGTAGCCGGCCCCACGTTCGGCATCTTCAACCACTCCCGGGACAACATGCGCACCTGGGTGAGCCCCGGGGACGAGTTCTTCAAGTACAGCAACGGTACTGCTTTCACCGGAGGCAATACACAGGTTCTTAATAACCCCAATATCCCCCACGGGCTTTCGGAGAAGATCGACCCCAACAACAAAGAGTTCGGTGCCAACGCTCGGGAAAACTACAAAGCTGGCAATAGCTACATGCTAGACAAGCAACTCCAACGAGAAGCATACACGTACCTAACTGTAGACAAACAACGCTCGCGGGAACTGCTAAACGAAGTGGCGTGGCGTGCTAGCGAGAACAAAGGCTTTGAAGGAGATCTAAAGAACCTCTTCGGTGACGAAAGCGAAGCCAAAGCTACCGAGTTCAGCAAACTTCTCAACTCCACCAACTCCAGCGACGAGGCGCGAGACAAGATTCGCGACGAGATTGAAAACCGCATGCTTGACGTCTGGTACGGCGGTTACAACCCAACAGCCGTCAAGAATGCCCAGAAAGATCTACGCAAAGAAGTTATCGCGCAGGCAACACCGAAGGCCGCACCTAGCCGCACTACCCCCCGAGTGCGTCCCCAGACCCCTACCTCCTTCAGCCAGCGCATCCAGCGCCTGATGGAACAGAACCCGGGCATGTCTGAAGAAGCGGCCCGCAAGGAGATCCAGCGCCGCATGCGTGGTCGCCGCTCTGACGCCTACACCAAAGCCTTCGAGCTCGCTCGGCAGGTCCCCCCAGCATGAACCTCATCGAGGAGTACAACCAGATCCTCCACCGCCACGAGAGCGAGACGATCACGATGCTGCATCGCGTCCTGGACGCCAGCTTCGCCCGTCTGCTCCGCCGTCTCCGCGTCCACCTCCGCCTGGGCCAGCTCGACCAGGCCCGCCGCACCCTCCAGCTCCTCCCCGAGTTCGAGCAGCTGATCCCCCTCTACAACCCGGACAAGAAGGACGGCATCGATCGGATCCTCCAGTCCCTGGTTTCGACAGCGTCCCGCTACGGACTGACGGTCGCCGACAAGCTCACCGAGGCCGCGGGTCTATCGGCCGAAGCCGATCCTGCAGCTTCTGCTGGCGGAGCCAGCGCTCTCTCCATCTCCATCCCACTGGAAGCGACCGCCCAAGCTGCCGCCCAGGCCCGGGGCTACCTCACCCGCCACGGGGCCGACTTCGCCCGGACCTCCGCGCAGCTCGTCGCCCAAGGCATCGCCGAGGGCCGCCCTACCGACGCCATGGTCGAAGACCTCCGGCAGCGCCTGGGCGTGGTCAAGTCCCGCGCCACCACCATCGTCCGCACCGAATCCCTCCGCGCCTACAACGGCGCCACCGAGACCTACTACCGCTCCCGCGGCGTTGATCTCGTCATGTACTACGCCACTGCAGACGATCGCGTCTGCCCCTATTGCGCCCCGAGTGCGGGACAGATCTTCAAGATCGGCACAATCCGTGTACCCCGTCATCCCATGTGCCGTTGTTACCTCGCACCATGGAGTGATGACACCACAATTCTCTCACGCTCATACACCGCTATGCGCTCAGCGCATAAGCGCCAAGTGGCCGAACAAGCCGGCGCCGCACTGAAACAACCCGTCCTCACTCGCGCCGCTCCATTCGACATCTATCCCCCCGAGCCTGTCTCCTGACAGCGTTACTCTTCCAATAGCATCTCCTCTTCTGCCGTGGCCGTTACTCTTCCCCGCCAACGCGCTGACGCCGCCAAGAAGCGCCGGCCCCCTGCCTCTGATGGCAGCAAGGCTCACGAGGCCGCGGAATCCAAGGCGATGGAGCAGGAAGAGGAAGCCAGCGGCACCGATGAGCCCGGCGAAGAAGGTCCCGGAGCTATGCGGCGCGGGAGCATGAAGGACGCCAGCGGCAAGTCCGATTACCGAGGCCGCCCCAAACCCAGCCGAGCACGAAGCGCCCCGGGCTCCAAGAACACCAAGGCCCCCATGGATGGCGACTGCGGTTGCGGCGGGCAGAAGAAGGGTGGCTGCTCCTGCGGAGGCCGTCCCATGAAAGACGGCGACACCAGCCGGGGTCCCGGCGAGCTCTACGGCCGCATGTCGGCCCGCCGCGGCGACAGCCTCCCCGTCCACGACTATCTCCGAGCCTGCGAACTCGGTATCCAGAACCAGCCCACCGCCTACATCCTCGCCCGCCTCGACGCCTCCGAGCGCCTCGACCTCAAGTGCGGCAACGGCGCAATCCGCCAGGGCCAGAAGTGCAGCAAAGGCACTGCATCCGCAGCGCAGAAGAATCCACACTCCATCCTCCGCTCTGCAGGACAAGGCGCCACAGTCGGCGGTGGCATCCTCGGTGGAATCGGCGCTCTGCAAGGCGCCGCGATTGGTGCCGCACTAGGCGGCCCCGGGGGCGCTATCGGTGGAGCCCTGGGCGGTGCAGCCAGCGGCTTCATTCAAGGTGCCGTCCTCGGTGGAGCAGCCGGCGCTGGTGTGGGAGCCATCCAGAAAGCCACCTGGCGTCCGAAGTCCCGGAAAAAGAACCGCGACTCCGTCTGGGCAGATGGCTTCCAGCCCGTCCAGGACTCCGCTCCACTGAACGAAGGGAAGGGGAGGAAGCGCACCGGCCGTCGCCCCCGGCTTTCCCTGGCCGACGCCACTTCCAGCGGCTTCAGCTCACCCAGCACCAGCAGCACCGGCGGGTCCAGCAGCACCAGTTCCTTCCCCGGTCGCCGTGTTGGCGCCGGCACTCGATAACCCACCATGACTCTCACCCCGAGCACGGTTCGCCTCGACCTCAAGTGCGGCAAAGGTGCGATCCGTCAAGGACAGAAATGCACCAAGGGTGCTGCAACCAAGGCTTCAGTAGCTGAAAACGTACTGAAATACGGGGGTGTACTCGGCGCAGTCGGTAGCTTGGCCTACGCAAGTCGGCGTAACGCCAACATCTTCGGTGCCATGAGTGGTCTACAGGCTTCTCTAGGGGCTAGCGCTGCTGGCGTGGCGATGGAAGGCGCACGAACCAAAGATAAGAACAAACAAGTTTTAGGCACAGCCGTGGCAGCATATTCAATGCTTGGAGCGGCAAGCAGTGCTTCATACGCCCGTAATCCTGGTTTTTTCAATGAACGCTATGGTGGTGGCAGCAATTATAAATACCAGAACTACGGACAAAAAGGTGGTACACGCCCTAACCAAGCTGTAACCGATCCCTTCAAAGACTTAGGAGTCGACAACAAAGCATCTGACGACGAGATCAAAACAGCGTGGAAACGTCTGATGCGCCAACACCACCCTGATGCTGGCGGAGATCCAGAGAAAGCGAAGCAAGTCAACGCCGCCTACCAAGAGATTCTTCGACGTCGTGGTCGCAAGGACTCTGTTTGGGCTGACGGTTTCACCATCGACTGGGACTCCATCTGGGCCCAAGGCTTTCAACCATGACTCTCACCCCGAGTTCGATCAAGCCCGTTCAGCAACGCTCCGATGTCTTCATCGGCAGCAAGAAGCTCAACTGCGGTCCCGGTTCTAAGCCATGCGGAAACGTCTGTATCCCCAAAGATCACAAATGTCGCGCCAGTTGGAACAAGCCGGTGAAAGTGGCGGCTGGTGCCGCTGTACTCACCGGTGCAGCCATCGTCGGCACAGCGTTTCTCCACCCACGATCAGGGATGCGGAACGCCGCCCGGCAGATCATTCAACCGGCTATGGAGGCCGGTTCTGGCTTGGGGAATGTAGCTCTAGGTAACTGGGTTGGTGCAGCCAAGAATGCCGCCAACTTCGCGGCTACCAGCCGAGGTTTCGGCTCCAACATGCGTACCCTCGCAGGAGGGTATGGCACTGACATCAAAGGAGCTGTAAACCGAGGTCGCAACGCCGTTCATAGGTGGAGATACCACCGGCCCGCTCGTCGAGATTCCGTCTGGGCCGAGGGCTTTCAACCATGACCCTCACCCCCAGCACGATCCGCACCGATCTCAAGTGTGGCAAGGGCTCCGTCTCCATCGGTGAGAAGTGCCACAAGGCCACGACCGTCGCCGCCGTGGCAGCCGCCGGCGTGGGATTGACGGCTGGTGCCGTGATGATCGGTGCTTTAGCCGCCCGCCGCGGTCGTGGCCCGCGCCCCATCGGAGTCATCAAAGTCACTCCCCCGAGCCCGAAGCCCAGCGGCCCACCTCGTCTGCCCAGTCCACCGATCCCACACAGCCAACCCCGCCTGCCGGGCTCCCCTGAGCCCTACGGCCTTCTCCCCCCGGCTCGCACCCGCATCTCCAAAACCGCCCGCATGCGGGCCAACACGGCCGCCGCCATGGAGAACGCCCGTGGCGCCATCGGCCAGACCGCCCGCGAGGAAGTCCGCCGCGTCGCTCAGATCGGCAACACCATGGCCACCACCGGTGAAGCGGTCGGCATGGGTGTCAAGACCGGCCTGCGCGAGCTGCGCCTCCGCACCGAGGCCGCCCGCCGCCGCTTCGAGCCTGGCTATCGAGCCCCGGACCAGCGCCGCCTCCCCGCCGGCACCCAACCTCGCCTCCCCGAGGCCGGCACAGCCCAGAGTGCCGATCCCTTCAATCCGCAGCTCCCCCTCATTCCTGAACCGGTCCGCGCGGAGCGCGATCCCCGCACCGGCCAACCCCGCCGGCGCCGCGCCCGGGGCTTCGGCCGCAGCGACACCGGCCTGGTGTCCTTCGGCCACCCGACCTACATCGACCCCGCCCGCTGAACGGGCTGCGCCCGTCACATCCCATGACCCTCCTTCCCGTTCCACCGCGCATCTGGGCCCAGGGCTTCCAGCCCGCCTCCACCCGCCGCGACGCCCCCGAGGCCGGCACCACCGACCAGTCAGTCGCCGCCGAGTTCTTCAAGGCCCTGCTCGACTCGGTGACCGCCGCCCACCTCCTTCACCTCCAAAGCCAGAGCTTCAGCCAGCACTCCGCCCTCGGGGACTTCTACTCCGAGCTCGAAGAACTCGCTGACGGCCTGATCGAGGCGTACCAGGGCAAGTACGGCATTGTCCGCAACTATCCCGAAGGCCCCTCGATGCCCCTGGCGGATCCCATCGCCTTCATCACCAAGCTCAGCGACTACGTCCGCTCCAAGCGCTACGCCGTCGCTACCGACAGCGAGCTCCAGAACGACATCGACTCGATCCAGACCCTGATCGACTCGACCCTCTACAAGCTCACCAACCTGCACTGATGGCCCTCACGCCCCGCCTGCTGATGGACGCAGCCGCCTCCGGCGGCAATCCGTGCTGGGAGGGTGACGCCGAAGGCGTCGGCGACGGCAAAAAGTACACCAAGGTCGTCACCAACCCCAAGACCGGCCGCAAACGCCGCATCCGCTACGGCGCCAAGGGCTACACCATCGCCCCCGGGACCGACAAAGGCGACCGCTACTGCGCCCGCTCCTTCGGCGACATGAAATCCGAGGGCTACGACTGCTCCGGCGCGGAGCGCAACACCCCGCTCTGCCTGTCCCGTGCGAAATGGCGCTGCAGCGGCAAGACCAGCCGGCGCGACAGCGCCCTGACCCCCCTCACCGTCCTGGGCCTCGCCCACCTGGACGCCCCTCAGCCCGACAAGGGCAAGCGCTGCGGGAAGTCGTTTATACCGCGCAACGCCAAGTGCAGTAAAAGCACAGGACTCCTCACTGCAGCCGACCTAAAGACCGTTGCTAAAGTCGCTCTCGGTGCAGGCGCTATCGCAGGAGGTCTTGCCCTGGCTAAACACATCCGCAACAAGCAGAAGCCGCTTTCAATGGAGGAGTGGCGCAACTCACCCGACAACCCCCGCAACGACCCCAAGCTCTCCCCCGAGGACGCTCAGCGGATCACCGACGAAGCCATCGCCGGCGGCCAGAAATGGGACGTTCAGGAGCAGATCAACGCCCGCCGCAAAGCCGAGCTCGACGCCGCATGCGGACTGACTGCGGGAAAGCTCCTGGCCCCGACCAAGTTTGACGCTCTGGTTGCAAAAGCACGTTGTCAACTAGGTGAAGGGGCCTTCGGTACTTATTTCGTCCACACAAGCGGAGAATACGGAGTCAAACTTTTCCGTGATCCAGGAGAAAGCACGGCTGGATGGGAGTTTGATCGTCTAGGCAAAGCAAAAGCAGCGGGAGTAAACGTACCCGAGCCGATTTCTATAAATTCTACAACCAATCGACAAAGTGGTGACAATGTAGAAACCCTAGTGCTAAAGCACATGGGAGGCTACCAGGAATCAGTAAATCTGTATCCTTCACAAGATTACAACTTAAGCGGCGCGCCTTTGATTGTAAAGCTCAACGCGGCTCGTGAGTTTAGAAGACTGCACACAGAAGGGCTCGCTCATGGCGACATACACGGCGGAAACATATTAGTCAATCCTCGTTCCAAGCGCGTAGCCTTGGTTGATTTTGGGTATTCTACAGATATTGGCGATTACGACCATCCATTGCACAATAGAAACGGAGTCGATAACTTATTGGCAGATCTAAATAGACTGCCAACTTTCCTCGGCGAGAACGGCAATGCTTTCAAGGCTCAATACAGCGGTGTATTTGACAACATAGAACAGCAAGCTAATAACTACAGCAACTCATGGGAGCGTTACGAGCTGGCTATCAAGCGCTACCACGATGCGCTCGAAGGTTGGCTACTGACTGATACAGCCAAGCCCCGTTCCAGACTCGTGCGCTCCATTAACCAGCCTCGTATTCCCGGCTTAACTAGAGGTTTGGTAGAGGCAAATGCCAACACTTTCCAGCGAGAAGCCATGGCATTTGCGGCTGAACCAGGAATGGATCCACAACTACTACAAGCCGCAGCCGATCGACTCGGGGTCAACCGGGCTCGATTGTTTCTCGCTTTGAAACCCGAACGCCAAGCCCGGGCTGCACGTCGACGCGCTCAACCCTTTGGAACGCCGCTGCAGCCGATCCCATGACCCTCACGCCCGCCCTCCTCACCCTCGACGGCCGCTCCACCGCGTACTACCGCAGCCACCCCGAGGCCGCCGCCAAGAAGGTGCGCCACCAGGCTGGAATCAACGCCCGGCCCGAAGAACGCCGCAGGCGTGCCGCACTCAACCGCGAACGGCGCCGCCGCGGCATCGCCGGCAAGGGTGGCCCCGACGTCAGCCACACCAGCTCAGGGCGCACCGTCCTCGAAGACCCTGCCACCAACCGAGCCCGCAACGGCCACGGCTCCCGCCCGCGCCTCAAGGCCGACAGCGTCTGGGCCCAGGGCTTCGCCCCCGAGACCGCTACAGACCTTCCGTGATCGTCATCAGCGACATCCCGTACAACTCCGCCAAATCAATCAGTTTCGTAATCGTAATATCCACTTCTCCTGTCTCCAGCCTCGAATACGCCGCCTGACTGATACCCAACTTCTCAGCCACATCAAACTGCGTATATTCCGCAGTAACCCTGAGATGTCGAATTCGCCTACACAGCGCGAGTGTCCTGTAAACAGCCACCGAGCCCGGCTCCCGAAATTCTGTCCCTCTGATCGTACCCGCTGAGCGCATAAAAGCAGCCGAGAAGAACATCTCCGCCCCTGTTTAATATGCGCTCATGGACACGTCAGTTCGGCGATTTGACTTCGCTCCCATCACACGGAGCGAGACCACCGCTGAGGGTTACCTCCGCGTCTGGTGCAAGGCCGCCCGCACGGGCACCCAGCTCTATCGCCGCGCTGACGGCTCCCAGGTACGCGAGTACCGCCCACCCGAAGAGGTGGGAAAACCCGAGGCACTCGCCACGTTCGGGATGACTCCGGTCACCTACGAACACCCCCCTGTTCTGCTCGATAGCGACAACACCAAGAAGTTTCAGGTCGGCTACTCCGGTAGCCAGGTCCGTTACAACGACGGTTTCGTCGAAGTCGCCCTCGTCATCACTGACAAGGACTCCATCGAGCGCATCACAAAGGGGGATGCCCGCGAGGTCTCCGCTGGCTACAAGGTCGACTTCGACCCGACCCCGGGCATCACCCCCGAGGGCGAGTCGTACGACGGCGTCCAGCGCAACATCCGCGTCAACCACATCGCGGTGGTGCCCCGAGGCCGGGCTGGTCCCGAGGTGCGCCTACTGCTCGATCGGATGGATGCGGCCGACGCCGTAGCCGAACCCATCGACCACTCCCAGCCCAAGTCCCCGACCTCTCTCGTCATGGCAACCATCCACCTTGACGGCCTTGAGATGGAACTCCCCGCGGAAGCGGCCTCGGCGGTCCAGTCCCACGTTCGGGAACTGGGCAAGCAGATCAGCGCCCTCACCACTGAGCGCAACGACCTGTCCGCCAAGCTCGACTCGCTGACCGAGGAGTTCCACGCCCTCTCCGAAGAAAAGGAGATGGCCGAAGGCCGTGCCGACGCTCTTGAAGAGCGCCTCTCCGAGCTCGACAACGACGGTGAATCCACCGCCCGCATCGACACCGCCGAGCTGGACCGCCTCGTGTCCGCCCGCCTGCACACCCTCCAAACCCTGGCTCCCGCCTTCGCCGAAGACTTCCACTTCGACGGCGTCGACGAGCTGACCCTCTACACCGAAGCCTTCAAAAACCTCACCGGCTCCGCCCCGCGTGAGGACGCCGAACCCGCCTACATCCAGGGCGTGGTCGAAGGCATCCTCGCCGCCCGCGCCGATGAGGACCCCGAGGACGACGAAGACGGTGATGAGGAAGGCGCCGAAGGCGTCAACCAGGACGCCGCCGACTCCACCCTTCCGCTGCGCCGGGCCCTGCAAGGCACGCCCCGCGTCGACTCCGACCCCGTGAGCTCCTACCGAGCCCGCCAATCGGAGGCATGGAAGCGCCCCCTCACCGCCACCAAAGGAGCCTGACCCATGTCCGCAACTTTCACCGCCACCACCGTCTCGAACCCGAACGGCGCCCAGGGCACCTACCCCCAGCGCCTCGTCGTCGGTCACGAGGGCATGATCGCCGACCTGCAGGCGTACGTGACCCGCAGTTACCGCAACCAGTCCGGCGCCGCCCTGCCCTTCGGGGTCCTGGCGATGACCGACAACAGCCCCACCAGCAACGACCCCTACGCGATCGAGATCGCCACGGGCGCCTCGGGCATCGTGGGCCTGGTCGTCGACACCCTCACCAATGAGGGCACCAACCTCGGCACCAACACCTACACCCCCAACCCCACCCCCTTCTACAGCGACGGTCGCCCCGGCTACGCAGACAGCCAGACCGTCAACATCCTGTCGAAAGGCGTCGTCTGGGTGTACACCACCGAGGCCGTCGCCCTCGGGGACGCCGTCCGTTTCTGGGATACCGCCTACAGCGGCACGGTGACCGGCGCCCTGCTGGGTCGCTTCTGCAAGACCGCCTCCGGCACCCGCACCACCGCCATCACGGCTGGTGCCCGCTGGCTCTCCGAGACCTCGGCCGCCGGCCTGGTCCTGCTGGAGATCGACCTGCCGGCAGCCACCTTCACCGCCGACACCTGATTCGGACCCTCCCATGACTGACACCCGTCTCGACAACAACGTCGGCGTCTTTCTCGCCAGAGAGCTGGAGACCATCCTCCAGCGCACCTTCGAGGTCGAATACGCCGACATCAAGTACAGCTCGATCATTCCCATCTCCACCGAGGTCGGGAACGGAGCCAGCTCCTTCACCTACCGAGTCTTCGACAAGCAAGGCTCGATGAAGGTGATCGCTGACAAAGCCCAGGATCTGCCCCGGGCCGACGTCCTCCGCAAGGAAGTGACCCACCCGGTCCGCTCCCTTGGCGGCTCCTTCGCCTACACCGTCCAGGAGACCCGCGCCGCCGCCATGGTGCCGGGCATGAACCTGGAGCAGCGCCGTGCCAACGCAGTCCGCCGCGCCTACGAGGAGAAGGTCCAGGAGATCGCCTACTTCGGCGATGCCGCCTCCGGCATGAAGGGCTTCTTCAACAACGACCAAGTCGACAAGCTCGTCCCGAGCGTGTGGTTTGACACCGCCACCACCGACGAGATGCTGGAGCTCCTGAACGAAGGCCCCACCCGCCTCGTGCAGAACTCCAACATGAAGGAGATGCCCGACACGATGCTGGTGCCCTACAACGTGTACCGCATCATCTCCACTCGTCCGCGTTCTACCACGTCGGACACCACGGTGATGGAGTTCTTCCTCCGCACCAACCCGATGATCACCTCCATCGAGCCCATCAACGAGCTCGAAGCAACCAAGTCCTTCTCCTACCTGTCGAAGGACCGGATCATCTGCTACAACCGCAACCCCGATAAGTTGCAGCTCCACATCCCGCAGCCCCTGGAGTTCTTCCCTCCCCAACTGCGCGGCCTGGAGTACGTCGTACCGGCACACAGCCGCATTGGCGGCATGGCCCTCTACTACCCGAAGAGCACCATCGTGCTGGAGAAGGCGTGATTCCTCGTTGAATCACGTAACCAGCTTCAGAATGGGTCGGCATCCCTTCTTCACCTGATCATGATCCTCGTCTACCGCCCCGAGCTTGAAAACCCCCCGATGGACAAGGAGTGTTCCATCGGCTTCTCCTTCATCAAGGGAGACGGAAACTCCGAGAACGTCACGGTCACCTCCGGTGTCAACCGTGATTTCTCCCTGGATGTTTGGGACAAGATCAAGGGCTACGACGTCGTTCAGCGGCTCCTCAGCCTCGGTGCGCTCCGCATCGAAGAGGACACCGAAACCACCGCCGCTCCCCCCGAGGACGAACCTGCAGCCGCCACCTCCAGCGACACGCTGCAGTCCTTCGACCTCACCCGGGCCCTGCGCCTGATCGAGGACTCCTTCGACCAGGAGCAACTGGCCCGCTGGGACGCCAAGGAGCAGCGGATCCGCGTGAAGAACGCCATCGCCCGCCGCCTCTCTGAACTCCAGGGAGGCAAGGGCTGATGGCCGTCCCGTCCACCACTGAGTTCCTCGTCCGCTTCCCCGAGTTCGGCGAGCAGACCACTTCCGTGGTGGACGGCGCTCTGGCTGAAGCAGGCCGCGTCACCCCCGAGGCCGTGTGGCGCACCCTCCACACCGACGGCGTCGGCTACCTGGCAGCCCACCTCCTGGCCGGTCGCTCCATGCAGATCGGCATCCAGGTGGGTTCGCCCTCGGGCAATCCGAGCGGCCAGCAGCTCAACGCCACCCTCTACGGGCAGGAGTACCTGCGACTGCGGGACAGCCTGCCCCTCTGCGGTTTCGCGATCTGACCATGCCCGTCTCCGCGCAGACCATCGCCGCCTACGCCCCCTGGGGCAACGCCCAGCTCACCTTCAAGGTGGGCAGCGGCGAGACGACGGTGGACGAGGCGACGGGCAACACGGTCCCGCTCACCCTGGAGCTCAGCTACCTGGCGAGCCTGCGGATCAGCGGGCCCGGCTGGACAGGAAAACCCGGCTCCGACGAGACGGTCTACCCCTGCACCGGCCGCCTGCTCTCCCCCGATCGGCTGGACAAGCGCATCACCAACGGCAGCCAGGCCGAAGCCCTCGTCAACGGCTACCGCGGTCGTTTCGAGCTGGTCTTCGACCTGGCCATGAACCGTGAGGCATACCGGGACATCCGGCAGTCCATCAATGGCACCTTCCGCGTCATCGGAGGACCCGGCTGATGGCCCGCCCCCGCCGCCACCGCACCGTCCAGGAGGCCATCGAGGCCGCTGTTCCCGCCGCCATGCGGGACCTCAGCCTCCACCTCGACGCCCGTTTCACCGAGGAAATCTCCTCTGTGAAGTGGGACTACCCCACTCCACCCCGAGTGCGGGACATCGTCGACACCGGCCGCCTTCGCGCCAGCCAGAACCGTTCCATCAACCCGGACGGCTCCTTCTCCTTCACCTGGCCAGTGGAGTACGCCGCCCAAGTCCACGAGGGCGGTGTCAGCACGGAGGGCCTCCGCTTCCCGGGCCGCCCCTGGACTGCAGCCCCCTCCGCCGAACTCCCTCAGGTCTTCGGGGAGCTGCTGGCGGCGGAAATGAAGAGGCAGGACCAATGACCGTCTCCACGGCCTGTCCGCCCCTCCTCTGGCTGCGGCGCACGATCGAGACCCACATCCTCGATCTCTTCGAGGCCGACAGCACCACGCTCAAAGCCTCGACCGCCTGGCCCGGCTACTACCTCCTCCCCAACGCCACCAAGATCCCTGCGGTCTACGTGGTGGGGGAGGACATGGTCCCCTCCAGCTGGAAGGTGGTGGGCATCGAAACCACGATCGACGACGTCCCCGTGGACATCATCGACCTCCGCACCCAGGGCGCTCTCGCCCAGGTGGAGGTGTGGGCGGTGCGCTTCACCAACTACGGGGCCACCGAGGGCGTGACGATGCCCAGCACCCTGCGGGACATCCGCCGCCGCCTGGCTCGGGCCTTCCCCCGCGACCAGGCCACATACATGCCTCGCACCGAGGCGACCTTCGAAGCCATCACGGCCCGCATCAGTGGCGCCGTTCTGAACCCCCCGATCCCCTGAGGAACCCACCATGGCCGACTACGCCATCGGGCTGTCATTCCACAAGGCGAACCGCACCCTGGTCCGCGCTGTCCCCCTGACCGCCCCCTGCCGCTACTTCGCCAGCCGCGCAAGCGACGGCACCATCACCCTGCCCACCCTCGATGCGGGTTTCTCCTACATCGAGATGCAGGGCATCACCCAGACCTCCTTCCGCATCAACGATCAGAACCAGGACTTCCGTCTCCTGGGCGATGACGGCTGGACGGACTCGGTGATCACCGGCTCTTCCGTGCAAGCCTCCTGCTCGGCCTACTTCCTGAAGGACGCCGAAATCCCCGCCGGCCAGGTCTGCCCCAGCTTCCGCGGCAACTACGACGAGGGCTTCAACCTCATCCAACGCGCCCGCTACGACAAGGACTTCGAGGTCTACTTCGAGTTCCTCAAGGACCTGGGCCAAGCCAACGGCACCAGCGGCAACTACATCTACGACTTCACCGGCTTTAACGCAGTTCTCCAGAACTACCAGGAGCAGCTGAATGCGCAGGGCCTCACCGAGATCAGCTTCGACCTGATGTCCCGAGGCAAGCCGATCTTCGGCCGCTACGACGCCGGCGCAAGCCGCATCGCCTTCGGCTCGGTCCAGTCCACCCTGCTGACCACCGCAGCCAGCAGCGGCACCCGCCGCTACGCCACCGTCCCGGCCAACAACGCCGGCTCCATCGTGGTCAGCGCCGACCTGACCGTCACCTACACCAGCGACGGCACCACCGCCCTGACCCAGCTGGCCCTCGGCCAGACCGACGGCAGCGGCTTCGCCCTGTACAACGACTCCACCGGAGCTCGCGTCACGGCCGCCGTCTCCCTGGCCAGCAACGTGGTCACCATCAAACCGGCCTCCGACCTGTCCGCTGCCACCATCTACAAGCTGGTGGTCACCGACGGCGCCATCACCCAGGCCGTCGACCCCAGCACCGGCTCCGCCTCCAGCTCCGGCGTCAAGCGCCCCCTCCAGGGCTTCTCGACCGTCTTCCGCACCGCCTGATGCCGGGCTTCGCCCGGTTCCGGATCCGGTGACGCTCCGACCACTGCACTTCTCCCCCGAGGCCGCCAACCTCGGGGGTTTTTCATGCCCTCCCCATGTCCCAGGATCTCTACACCGACGCCATCAACCACGTCACCGCCATCGACTGCCGCCTGGACCGCGAAAGCATCCACGTCGGCGCCATCTACATCGAGTCCGACACACCCTGCGAAAAGATCCGCATCAGCAACGGGGAGAAAGCTGTTTATATCCACATCCCACCAGATCTACTGCACAAGCCAGACCCCTATATCGGCTGGAACCTGCGCTTCGACATCACCCCCGAGGACGAAGGGCAAGTGGCCCAGCCCCTTCCAGCTGAGCCGCCTGCTGAACCCTCAGGCCCCACCCCATCTTATCCGCTGAGCGAATAGCCACGCTAGATTTGAGATCACACTCAACGCTCCCCCATGAGCAAGTACACCGGCCTGCTTTTCCCGGTCGATCAGTACCACCAGATCGGCCCATTTCGTTTTCCGGTGTACAACGACCTCGTTCCCGGTGAAGCACGGGACATCGAGTCCATCATGAAAGAACAATCGCGTTCTTTCTACAAGTCGCTGAAGCTCGCTCAGCGCATCGCCAAGGACAAGAAGATCCCCGTCAAGGCGGCGATGGACCTGCTTTCCACCCTGGACACGGAGAAAGGCCAGCAGCTCGTCCTCGACTACGCCGACGACCTCGAAGCCCTCACGGAGAACACCCTCGGTGAGACCGAGCAGCAGATCAAGTTCGTCACCGTCCTGATGCGCTACCGCGGCCAGGTCCAGGACGCCTCCAGCACCTGGAACCCCACCACCGACTGGGCCGAGGAGGACACCCTTCTGATCCCGAAGAAGATCCTCGCCGCCATCTTCCAGTTCATCTTCTGGGAGCGTGACGGCTGGCCGAAGGAGGGAAACGACCAGGCGGCTCCAGCGCAGAGCCCAGCATTGACGAGCTGATCGAGACCTGCGAGAGCCACCTCCGCGCCCCCGAGATCGACTGGGAGACGGCCTACCTCCGCCTGCGCCTCACCCCAGTCGGCAGCGACTTCCCCCGAGACCGGTTCCTGCGCACGCCCTGTCGCACGATCTGGGAGATGCTCGCTTTCATCGACCACTACGAGCAGGGCGTCACCAACTCCAACTCGATCACCATGGCCCGGGTGGCGGACTTCGTCCTCCAGGGCCTGCACATCTTCAGCCACAACCCGCCGCCGAAGAGCCGCCCCTGGGACTTCCTCCCCTACCCGGAGTGGCAGCCCGAAGGCAGCAACACCGACGGCCCCTCCGAGTCGACGAAGTTCGTCCTCGGGAAGCTGCTGCGGGAAGGCCGCATCCCCTTCCACGTCTTCGTGGCGCTGAACAGCCCCCGAGAGCGGTCCAGCTAGTATCCGCATAACGAATAGGCCCAGGCTGTGGCAGACTACACGATCAGAATTGAAGCCGATACACGCGATTCGCAGGACAAGGTAGAGAGGCTTGACCAGCGACTAAACGAGGTAGAAAGACCGAGAAAGATTGATATTCACCTGCCCACACTGCAGGAGTCGATTTCTGGTGTTAAGGCGCTTGGGGACGCTCTTAAAACCACATTCAACACGATTCGGGCCATTCCAGGGAACCCGATTAACGATCTAGATCAGATCGGTGATGTAGTCACTAGTACAGCGCAGAAAGCCGTAGATGC